CAACTGCTTCAGCAATCGTGCCTTTATGAGTCTGTTTTTCCTTCTTGCTTTCATTGTGCAATTCCTTAACGGTCGTCATCTTACTTTCTGTAAGAGTTTTCTTTGGAGCCTCAAGGCTTTCAATTTTCTTTAGGATATCGTAGATATTGTTGCTCATTTGTTTTTTCCTTTAATGGGTGGTAATTTGTTTTGTTGACTTCCTACTGGGCTCTTGGTACCTTGAGGTAATTGATTGGTTGTTTGTGCCGCAGGAGTTTTTTGCTTGGCTTGTGTGGTAACCAAATCAGGTTTGACTGGGCCAGCAAGCGTGGGACTTGCTTCCTCTAATTCTTTTAATAAACTATCTTTGCGCTTTTCTGCAACAAGTTCCTGTCCACCAGGCACATCTTGCAATTCGCTGTTTAATAACAATGAACCTTCGTGGTCTTTGCCATAAGCTTCAAACGCATCATTGTCGTCGGCTTGTTGTTTGCCATACACACAAACCCACTCTGGATTAATGGCAGCTCGCTCAACAATTAGCTGTCTAATCTGTGTATTAATAGTGGGGTAAGCTACACTTGCTTCAAACTGCCAGCACTCGCAAGCACCCCACTTGGGAAACTCTCTGTGCTCTTGAATAGGCAAACTTTTAGCCGGTGTGACACTAACTAACTCGTATGCATTTAGTGCATTTTTGATACGCTCCATGATCTCGCCCTTGGGTTCGATCTTTGCGATCTTGATACGAAAATCATATGGTTGATTTCGTGCTGCAATATATTCGGTAAGACTTTTCATAGGTGATCATCCTGTTTATAGAGTATTTATTTGTTTTTGTTCTTTTGGAGAATCTGGTTAAGTAGTTCGTTTCTATCTAGCACTACACCCTGGCCTGTAATGGGTTGATCGTCTGGGTTATCTTTTGACATCTGGTGATCTAATCTAGCCTTCTGGAGCTGTAGTTGTACCATACGGAGCTTTTTGTCCATTTTAGCTGTTTTGGCTGTGATAGCATGCCCTAACAATGTGCCCGCTGTTTGAAATACTACACCACCAAACCTTGGATCCATATTCATACCAAGATCCATTAAATCTTCAAATTTGTTTTTTGCTAAGTCAGCCAGTTCATCCATTTCTTGATCGCTGGCTTCTAGATCTCTTACTGTAGGTAATGCTATATCAATCTTATCAATAGCATCATCTACTTGTGCGATTACTTCTCGATTTTCCGCTATGGTTTGTAACACTTCAGAGTTGTCAGCTGATTCTGTTGACGGAATATCTGGAAGGTCAAAAAGTTCTGATAATTTTTTGGTCATGCTCGTATTTACCGAGCTCGTTTGCCTTGATGAAACATATCTGATTCGGTTACTACTCTAAAACGCAATCCTTGATCCTTGGCCCAGGCGTTGGCTGCTTGCCATTTATACATGTTAAGTACTGCCGCTGCTTGATCTCTAGGACTATTACCTGCTGCTTCTAAGGTAGTTTGTTTACCTGGTTTGATTTCTATCAATTCACCAATGCGTTCGCCGGCTTTGTTCTGATAGACTATTAAAAAATCTGGCACATATATCGTATTACGGTTGGTAAATGGATTGCGATAAGGAATATGTACTGATTCACTGGCCCAATGAATTACCGCTGGGTTGTTATCGCAGAATCTCATAAAACTGTGTTCCCAACTGCTTCTGTAATGCGGAACTTTTTTTCCTACATATTTGTCAGGATTGAGAATTTCGTAAAATCCATTTGCATATTTCATTATGGTAGTATAGCTCTAGTAACATATTTGTTCTGAACAGGTTGATTAACAAGTCCTAAAAAACTTGTACCTTTACGTTCGTTGTTTAGAAAGTAAGCTGTATATGTATTCAAATCACCTAATGGAATTTTTTTGAATTCATCTAACACTTTCATTGGATTAGATCCTAATTTTATTGCAGTATAAATTACTGCACTGGCCAATGCTCTAGCAGCTTCCTTTGTTTCTGCAATTTGCTCAAAGTGTGCAATAATAGCCGCATCAACATTAGAACTAACCTCAATTGGAAATTCAAAAAAATTATTAAAAAATTTGTCTGCGTCTAGTGGATTTATAGCATTTGTATTAATCCCAGACAGATTAGTAGGATAAGGTGTCTCTGGGTAAGTTGTAGTGACCATGTTAATCCTTTGCTATTCTTTGATTAGATGGTAAACGTGGTTGTTTTGTACCAAGATTTGAAATACCGGCCGATCCTAAATAAGTTTCAATGGTATCAAGATTTTTTTCAATTAATGCCATACTACTCTCGTCGCTGCCAACTCCAAATAATGTAGTTGTAAATATTTTACTGTTTGACTGTATCATAAGTTTATAGGATTTGTGGATGTTTGTCCGGTATAATTAGCCGAAGTAGGGGCATTTAAATTTGTTAGAGCTAATTTATTAGATACCTCAGCAGTGCTTGGAATCTGTAAATTATTCCATGGCGTGTTGCTTAATGCACTAGATGCTTGTTGTACAACAGTGCTAGTGCCAGTCTGAAATGTCGTTGCAGAGTTTTGTAAATTAGTTGATAAAAATGCAGCAGATCTTCCAAACTGTTCTTGAAGTGTTTTTAAATTTTCAGCCGACGCCACTGACCTAATTTTGTCTGTAGCAGCTTGTGTAGCAGAATTAAATTGATTTACAGGTATTGGTTGTGATGCTATACCAATTAAGCTGTTCGATGGCCCTTTTGCAACAGATAGAATATTGTTAAGTCCACCTCCTGTGACCTGTTGAGACGAATTAGTAAATATTCCAGATAAATTTGACGCACCAGATACTCCAGGATTTCCTCTTAATGCAGACGTTATTCCAGTGATAGCTGTAGCTGCAGAAGTAATGTTGAATCCATTGCTAGATACACTACCAAATCCAGCAGTGGTTTGCAGTGGTAATGATGACTGGAACGCAGGAGCTGTTTCGGTTCTATAAGGAATATATGTTTGGTTTAACGCACTACCTACATTGCCTCCTCGTAGTGCATTTGTAAATCCTTGAATTAATTCGCCTTTAGCTAAATTTACAAAATCTATATTTTTGTTTGTTTGATATGCTCTAACTGCCTTAAAAGCCGCGCTGCCCCAGCTACGATCGCTGCCGTCTCTTATAATCTCGTCTAATGCATTAACCACGCCGCCAGGACCTAGTATTGTGTTTGTTCCTCCACCGGCCACTGTCAACGGACTAGGTGATTTATCGTAATGTAAATCAGCAAATCCTCTTGCCACTCTTGCTGCACCGGCTGCATATAAAACAGTTTCATACGAAATGGTCATCACATTTTCCAATGAGCCGTCTTGACCATTTTGATGAGTGCCATGTCTGTATGATGTTATCACTGGATTTATGAGTGTATATTCGCTAAATCTTTTTTGATGTAAACTGTATATTCTTATAGCCTGAATATACTGCGTAGAAATGCTACTATCTTTTCTAGGACTATATCCAAATTTGTTTAACAAGTTTCTTTGTCCTAATGTTTGTTTTGTGTTTCTTAAATAGATCGGATTCAAAGATCCTGTAGCATCACCATAATTATTATCCATATCTCTGTAATAATAATTAAAATAATCAAACCAAAGTTTTCTAACTATGTTAGCAGCATCATCATGAAATGTAATATTGATGTCCTCATACTTAACTTTGCTTTGTACAATAGAAGGTCTGTTATAATTGTTGAATGTTTTTGTATCTACTCTAAATTTTGGAAGGTCTGCGGATTTAACTAGCATACCTGCCTCAATCTGATTGCGTTGGTTGACTGACGTTAATTCTGGATTTAGATCAAAAAACACATGAAAGAGCCAGGTGTATTTTGGTGCCCTTTCATAATTGCTAGTGACAAAAAGTCTACTGGCGTGTGCATAATCTTTAATCGTGTCGCCAGTAGCAAGTTGTGTTAAAAAACCATCAAAAATATTAGCCATATTAACTCTTTTATATTATTTAGTTCAAAAAAAAGCCCGGAATATTCCGGGCTTGTCAAAACATTACAAAAATTATAGCGTAATAGTACCAGGATTTGCTAATGTAGCAGCTCTTCTTCCTACCAGGCTACCAATTCCTGAACCAATTGGAGATTGCACAGCATTGTCATACATTATGGTTAATGCTATTGTAGCTGCCTCACTGGTAGCGTAGGCCATTTCACCATAATTCACCTGTGAAATTAAAGCTCCATTAAGTTCCCATGTCTCTAATACACCAGAAGTATTAGTAGGACTAAATGCTCCATTACCACCATCGAGCATTTCAAATTTAAGTGTAAACTTATAATCAATTCCTGCTGCTGCCGAGCTTTGTTCTACAAAATCAAATTGTTTCTGAATCTGTTGCCCAATTAATTTACTTACATTGCCACCGGCATCGTCGCGTAATTGAACATTCACTGGCTCCCAAGTTGGTTTGCCTACTAAATTAACTTTAGAGTTGTAAACATCAATAGTGAATGGGTTCATGTTCAAATTTGGTCGGCTAATACTATCAACCTGTTTGGTCAGTTCGACGAGATTGGAACCAGACAAACCAAAATTTTCAAATATCGCACGAAAGCGATATTTTAATTTTGGCATCAATAAACCTTGTGTGGTAGCACTTTGGTTTGATGCCAACGGAACTGTAAAATTTTTTAACGAGGCAATTGCCATTTTATTCTCCTGTTATAGGTATTTACCAAAAATTTATTGGAATCTATTGGAGCCTCGGGGGCTCCAATATATACCCACATTATACTCCTGCTGCAATGTCACCTGGATTCTTTAAACGAATCGGGATGTAAATAAATTCAACATCTTTCATTGGTTCTATTGCAATGTCAACATATAGTTCGTTACGTGCAATACGTGCCGGAGTATTATTAGTATCATCACACACTACTACGTAATCGTAAATACCACGTTTTGCAATCAAATCGTTAATTGCGCTACTGATAATATTCTTGATTTGATCTCTAGTGATTTTATCATTTGGTTCAAACAAGAAAGCATTACCTGCAGATGCCAGAATAGTACGTAGATAATTCACCAATCTAGCTACATTGATTCTGTCAAGACTGCTTGTAGTTGGGTTACGAGTTTTTTGTCCCCAAACTACTAAGCCTACACCTGGTAGATTAGTAATTGGATTAATTTTATTTTCGTATAAGGTATCACGTAAACCTTGACGAACTCCTTCAAAGACAAATTCGCCACTGGCTGCATCAATATATCCGATGCTACTAGCATTGTCCACTAAACCACGACGTGTACCTGCCGGAGCGAACCATTGATAACTAACATTGTCGTTAAAAATCATAGTTCGTAGTGCTAAATGACTTGCTGGCACAACAATATCGTTGCCTTGTAAATCGCTTGACAATCCACTAGGATAATAAACTCCTAAATATGGAGATGCAGTAGCAAGTCCATCACCATTGGTGTTGTTGCTCCAATTTGCAATGTCAATTGCGTTTGGTGCAAGTCGCATAGGAGTGTCGCCGATGACGAAAGCAGTTTGGGCACGATCGTTGTTAAGTGCAATCATTTCATCAATGACTTCTGGATATCCTGGACACGCAATAATGTTAAACTGAAACTGATCTTCTCTCACTTCAGTATTAGCTAGTATAGCTGCCTGCATTGCTGCTGTGACCATGCGTCTTTGCGCTTGTCTACCCATGTATGGACTACCGTTATTTTTCAATCCGCTAGCCGTTTGCCATGTGTCTTTTACAGTAGGTAACGATCCGCTGGCACCAGGTACAGTTGGCAATTCAGGATAGGCTTGAGCATTAAATTTGTTACTCACAAACTGTTTAACATTATACCCGCTACGTCTTAGATTAAACAATAACATTCCTCGCGGATATAATCTGTAGTCCGGCGCATCTTGGTCAATGTAGTCACTGGCCAATAAATCTGTAATAGCTGGCAATGACCCTGTAATAATATCTGTTGTGCCATCAGTATCCCAACGTGCATCAGCAAACAAAATACCATTTTGGCCAACTTGATCTGTATTATCAATTAATACCCATTCTGTGCCATCATAACGATATATAACTGGATAATTTTCTAAATCTCCACTATCTAACCAAAGATCTCCTGCTACAAGAGCAGTAACACCATCGCTTTGATATTCTGGTTGGCTAGCACTAACAATCACGCCTTCTGGATCAGTATTTTCTAGTTCATAACCTCTTGCATCAGTTTTACCTGACCAGTAAGAACTTCTATAACCTCTCCATCCGCCAATGTCATTGATCATAATATCAACGCTAGCAGGGTCGCTGTAATACCATAGAGTACCATCATCGGGTGCCTGGTATGGTTCTGTAGTGCTGTAAGTGTAGGTCAGTGATTGCCAATTAGTTAACGCTAAAACTGAACCATATGCAATTGTACCAGTCGTATTACTTGTAAATCCTGCATCAGCAGTAGGAGTACCGCTTACATCAGTCAGATAAATATCTCCGCCATAAATGTGCGTGAACGTAATAATGTTGTTTGTTACACTTACATTTAATTCTGGAATATCTACTGCTAATATATCAGATACAAAACTTGTAGGTGTCGTTCCTGTAAGAGTAATAGTATATTCTGTAATTGTATCAGTTCCGATTGATGTTACACCAATTTTGATTTGTTCGCCGTTTGTAAATGGGTTAGCACCAAGTATACTTCCGCTTACGGATGTTGCTCCTGTTACTCTTCTACGGAAAGGTTTAAAACCGTTTGTATCATCACGTAACGGATCCCATGCTATCCAAATTGTACCAGCAACTATACCATTGCCGCCGCCAGATGGATCTAAACCAAAAAGTGCATCTTCGGCTCTATTGTAAAATGGTGCAGCTAAAGCCGAGAATGACGAAGAAGTGCTACTATACTTTTTAATAACTATATCTGCTCCACTACCAGTGGCACCAAGTTTCATAAAGATACTACCGCTTGGACGTGGTACAGTATCTGTACTACGCCAATTTGGAATGCCGGCAAAAGTTCCAAAAGTTAATAAAGGATTTGCATATGTATTACCAGAAGTGCCTAATCCTAAGCTGGCCATTGGAGTGCCTGCTGAATTAGATATTGTTATTTCGCCGTCGGCTGTAACACCGTCGCTGGCAGCACTGTCAGTGGCATAAATTTCTAGTTTACTTTCAATATAGGCTGCAGAAACACCGGTAATACCAGCACCATTTATTGCAGCAACCACTTGTGCAATGGTTCTTGGCGAACCTGTATTACCAACGGTTACAACTGTTCCGTTAATTGTCAGTGCAGCAGCCGGAGTGCTAGCTGGAATAGCTGTAGTGGCACTTGTTGCAAATGTCACTGTGCCTTTAATTGTTGGCCAACTCTGAGCCCACGCATCTGTTCCAATCCTTACCCAGGTATTGTTTCTATTTTTATAGAACAAAATTGCATTACTACCAGTACCAAACGACACTGCATAACTACCAATTTGTCCAACACTGCTGTTAGGAACATAAATGCCACCTGATAATGTCTGATTAGTGGTCGTTGTAATCAACAAAGGTGTCTTCAATGTGAATACACTATTAATTGCATCCCATTCGTTAATACCCCAAACACTTTCAGTAAGATCCATCCAATGAGTTCCATCAGCAACAGAGCCAACAGGTCTTACAGTTGTAGCTTCTAATGCATCCAAATCTACATCTGCACGGATAGCATAAATTCTATTGACATTACCTAACACATTGTAGGCTGTCATTAATCCATATTCATTTCTTTCATCGCCATGTAGTGGAGTTCCTGCCGCGCTTTGTTTAAAGCTTGGATAACCCATAGATGCTATCAATTCACGTTGACTTGAATATGACAACAATTTACCTGCTCTAGCTGCGGTAGTATCCGTAGCGGATCCACCTGATGGATTAGACTTATCCTGAGCGGTAGCCATAATAATTAAGGGAACTGTTCCTACAGCGCCTGGAACATATTGACTTTCGTCGGTAACGGTAATTTCTAAACCTGGAGATACTAGTGCCATGTTTTTTTCCTTTAACAAAACATTTTCAAGTATTTATTAAAAGGATATTATTTTAACCAGATATAAGGTGCCTTTGAAAGGTTTTACATATAAATACCTAGTATGCTTAGACCTCTATGTACTATTTGTAAAGGGAATTTTGCCGCTGTAAATTACAAAGCCGGTAATAAAATTTATTACAGAAAAATTTGTGCTAGTTGTGCTAGAAAAACCAAACGAACTAAAGAACAACCAGGGTGGACTAAAACCGGATATAAAAAAAAGTTGGTTTGTGAAAGATGTAACTTTAGTGCTAAAATCTCAAATCAAATATTTGTATTTTATATTGACGGTAATTTAAAAAATAACAATTGGTTAAATTTGCGAAGTATTTGCGCCAATTGTAGAATAGAACTAAATCTTACTAAGACTACCTGGCGTGAGAGTCCGCTAGTAGCAGATTATTGACTTTTAGATATAGTTCCTCGATTGAGCCGTTATTTTCTATTTCGTAGTTAAAAGTCTGCCCAATCCAAGCCCATTCACTAGCATGCACTAGAGGGTAACGTTGCGGCATTAATTGCCCTGCATCCTCTAACAGCCATTGCCTATCTTCACGGGTAGTATTTTCTCGTAATGCACACTCATACCACTCTGGTAGTGGGCCTCGTTTTACCCATATACATATGCCACCGTGTTTTCTTATTGCTGCTATTTCGTTAGGGAATCTTACATCACTAATTACAATGTCTTCAGTGGTTTTACGCAACCTGTTTTCTAAGCTGGCTATCCATATGTCATCATGAAATCCGCTCCTACAGACTTCAGTGCCCCAAAGTTGTAACATATACCGTGGTGTTAGGTTGGGCATGTCAAGTCGTTTGGACCACCATGGATCAACTTGTTCTCGCCATTCTCTAGCTTCGGGGGTCAAACCTTCTAGCAGCTCTCTGTCCCATCCAAATACTTTAGCTACAGCGTCTTTAAGAGTTCCTGCAAAGCTATCTCTTACAAATCCGTGTTTTGCCACTAGATAATTGGCTACGGTGTCCTTACCACTTGAAATAAATCCTGTGATGCCTATAATCATAAAAAATGCCCCCTAAGGAGCATATTATACTACAGTGTAAGTGCAAGTCAAACACCATATTTGTTTTTTATTTTTTTTGGTACCGGACTGCTTTTGTTAATCGTCGGTCCCTCCTGACTACGCATATCACCATTGTTCATGTCTTCGTAGTTAGCATGTACCTGTTTGTACGCTAATTTCAACATATCTTGTTCTTCTTTGCTGTATGGGGCGGTAGCTTTCCACTTACCTAACCAGGATTCTTCATCCACCGGCGGCATAGTTTTACCATCAGTGGCTGCTAATGCAAGTCCTAAGCGATAGAGTGTATAATCGCTGTTCCATTTTTTACCATCTGTAAATCGATTGAGTCCGCGCATTGCAAAACGTTGACGCTTACTTAATTCTCCTGCCGTTTCAACAATAATATCTTTAATTTTCATTAGCCTATCACCCATGTCATTGGATAAGAACCATCAACATAATCTTTCAATTCTTGTTCCAACTTTTCCATTTCAGCGGTAGCTTCACCTTTAAGTGTGGCACCGTTTAGTTGCGTACCACCTTGTGGTCCTGCAATACTAGCAAATTTTTCTCTAGCTTCGCCTACTATTCGTTTGGCAAAACTATAGGCATATTCTTGTATCCAAGGAAATGCCTGATAGTCGTTTAATAACATGCTATCTGGCTTGTAGTTATACAAGTGCAGTAATACATCTTCAAAATCATTGGGATTAGAATTAGCTCCTGCAAAAGGAATTTTTCTAATCAGTGTAAGTTTTTTAGTTGTTTTGTTAAATGTAAAGTTTAAATAACCGCCAAACATACGCATGGCTAGTTTTTGATAATCAACAAACAATTCGTAATTCAGCAATCCGCCCACACGCCCTGCCACTAGCATATAGGTATTTAAATAACCTGATGCAAATGGTTCAAATTGACTAGCAGTAGTACCTGACACAGACCCTATACCGCGTCTATACGCTGCTCTTACATCCATTACAATGCTAGGCAAAATTATTTCTTGAGTTTCTGGAAATAGTTTTAGAAATGCATAACTTTCTTCTTGGCTGTTTCCTGCTCGCTGTCTATATTTCAACAACGCCTGATCTATAGACATCTCATAATGTTCTTTGTCTAACTCTACATCTACAATACCGTCGCCAAGACGCATCCTTATATAATCAGTAATAGCAGCTCTACGCTTGTTAAGCGAGTCTAACCATTCTGCGTTTTCGTCAAACTCAATATGCCCTACACCAGATCCAGTAGCAGGGTTATAAAGACTATCTGATTTCAACACGCCATTGGCGTAAAAATAAGTTGTATCAGGAACTACATTACCAGTAAAAGGGTTAGACATCCATATATCCTAAAGTACAACGTATTTATTGCACTTTAAGGAGAATGGTATCTGAATTTAAACGTCCATTGCCTAGCGTTTCTGTGGCTTTGATATCTTCTAAGAATTTACGCAATTGCACTTTGGTAGCTTTGAAGAACTCTTTTAGCTTTTCTTCGGGCTTTCTAAGTGTTTTGCCAATGCTTGAAGATTCATTGTAGCCAGTCAGTGAAGTACCTTTGATGCCCAAAGGTCCAGTTACACTATCAGCAACATACTTGTATAATTTACGAGTTTTAGTGTTATAACACCATAATTCTTGTGCACCAATAATATCTACCGGATTTATAGACACCAATTTTAGTGTCTTTTCTTCTTTTAAATACTTGAGCTTGCTAACAACCTTTTCTTTATTAGGTGCCCGTTTGACACGAGCTTTTTTAGTTGCTTTCTTGACATTACGATACTGGTCTAGTGCGTCTAATATACTTTGAATAAACGCATGATGGCGCTTATAGTCAGAAGCCTTGTAGTGACGATATGCTTCGGCTATTTGTTCGTCAGCCCGACCTAGTGCTTCGCCTAGTTCAGTTTTGCGAGCTAAGAACAAATCTTCAAACTTTTTAATTTGACTTTGCGGCACTGCATTGCTTACTAGATAGTCGTAAGCTTTTGGGTCAACTGTGCCACCTGCCACTACTTCGTCATACAAGCCTTCAAAGTGTCCTAGATGTTCGCTGGTTTTTTCATTAAGACGATCTTGGATAGTTTTTACAGCAGCAGGTGCAACCACTGCGGTATTTTGTACAACTTCTTCTGGAATATCACTGCCCAAGATTTCGTCTATGCGGTCCCGAACGTAGTTCAATTCTTTGTCACGCAACGGCATGCCTTGTTTGTGTGCTTTAATCAAACTACAAACAGTGATAGGAAGTAGTCGATCACTACTACGAATAAAGCGACTGACATCTACTTTGCTATAATGATCCTTCATCCAATCTACTACATATTTTTTTAGGTCTTTGGCACTATAAAAATAATTGTAGTAGAAAAAACTTTTACGCAAGTGATGATCGAATTCTTCTTGCGTCATTGCAAGTGCTCGTTCAGTATCCCACACTGGTTCACGTCCTGTGTGCTTCTCATCAGCGAACAGTGGATCACGCTTTTT